TAGTTGTTCTTCTGTCATATCTTCTAATTTGCCATGTTTTATTATTTTTCTGTCTATGTATAGTCCTCCTGCCTTGCCTCGATTTGTTTCAGCGTTTACAGCAGCAGAGAAAGAATTCTTTTTTAAAGCCAAGTCTTTAATTCTAGCTAATTCAGCTACGTGTCCTTCGTAATTAACTCCAAATTTTAAGTTTCTTTCTTGTTTTAATTCATCTAAATATTTGACTACAAGCGGTGCCTGTTTGGGGTTGGTAAGTTCTGCTCCCTCTTGCCTACATCGTTTCTTACTGTAGCCAGCCAGCTCGGCTGCTTCAGCTTTGTTAACCGGTCCTTCAGGACCGCCAAATACCAAATATTCGGCAAATCTTTTTTGCATTTCTGTTAATCTTTTTGGAACACCCATATTGACTTTTTAAGGTAACTATCCTATATTGTCAATACTATGAAAGACAAACGTACATATAATAAATTGAAAGAACACGGAGAAGACATGACACATGAGAATGAAGTTAAGACTACAAAAGACCCTGAGAGTTCTGTTATTGCTGCTTTAACAGAACAATATAAAACAGACTTACACAAATACAAAGAACGAGAAGGCTTGCATATTAAAACTCAAAACCAATTAGATGCTACAAAAGCAATTGTTATGGAGATGGCTGGCACGATCAGACAAATACATGGTGAGAATGAAAATTTAAAAGCAGAAACAGCTAGACTTCAAGAACAGATTCAACTATTAGAGATGCAGATAAAAAAATAATGCGAGTTCAAGACTTACAACAATTTTTATCTAGTTTCACAGCAGCCAATAAAGATGGTAGTAGACAAGGCAATGCTATTTCTAATGCCGTCATTATGGTTCAAATTAATGGTCATTTAGAAAAAGTAGTTAGAATGGAAGTACAAGAAAACAGCACACCAATCATAGGTCATAAAGGCCATAGTGCACATCGTCTTGTATTAAAAACAGTTAACCAACAAATACTAAACATACCACCAAAGCTGCAAATTTAAGCGCAGTGGTTACCTTGAAAAACATATGGGCCCAGAGGCTAAATTTTATCAAAATGTTAAGCAAAATTTTAAATCTTTTTCGCTTATTCGACTTGAAAATCTTAGCTTACTTGGTACTCCTGATCTATTGGTCTGTAATACTTCTGGGCACTTTTGTACTATAGAATTAAAGGTTACTAAAGGTAACAAAATCCGATTCAGCCCTCATCAAATTGGCTTTCATATTAAGCACCCTCACAACACATTTATCTTAGCAAAGGCCCTTGGTCCTTTGCCCCCTAAAACTTCTCCAATATCCATGTACCGTGGTTCTCGGATAGAGGAGCTTGTTACTTCAGGCTTGTCGCTTGACGCTTGTGGTTACGGTTGGGATGCTTGTCGCTTGTTAGTTGATCAGGTTGGTTCGAAAGCTTGATACTTGCTGCTTGTGACTTGCTTGTCGCTTGTGACTTCATGAGGCCCGAATCAGGCGTACGCTCGCACTCACCGTCGCGAGTTCTTAAGCTAATAGCCTGATCCGATTTATTACGCTTGCGTAATTCTTTATAATATTTTGGATGTCTAAACATTAGTGTTTACCATATGAAACTACTTTTACAGCAGGATCCCAACATTGTCTACAGCTGCCACACTTACCGCCCTGAGATGGAGCTGGACATGTCGCGTCCTTCTCTACAACCATTGAAGAGTTGGGCCAGGTATCGTTGCGCTGGCCAATCATTGGAGGAGAGAACCTGATAACAAGATTGTCAGGCTTGCTGGACAGGTGGTCCTTTATCCATGCTTCACGTGTTGGCATCCAGTGCTTGGTGTCAGGCGTCTGCCTACATACTTCAAAAATTTTATTTAAATGATCTAGATCCTGGACGTCTCCTGCATCGTGCCAGCGAAAATATTCAGAACGCTTGACCTGAGCTGTCATTGCTTCGATCCAGCGGCTGTCTTGTAATGATTTTAATCTTACATATTGAGCTGCCTTGATGGCTTTGTAACGTGTGTAATTTCCTTTGAGCGCGTAACAGCTGGCGCAGACTGAGCCCTTAACCTTCCTGAGCTTCGAGCCTGTTTTGCACTCCCAGGCTGGCAGGCTGTAACTTAGCCCGGGCATCTTGCTTGTACGTGTCAGGCTGCCTGTAATTTCTTTTGCGTCTTTTACTTTCATAATTTTTTATCCTTTCTTTTATAGGATACAATAACATTGTAATTTTGTCTTGTCAAGCTTGCTGCTTGACGCTTGCAGCTTGACGCTTGCAGCTTGTAACTTGGGCCCTGGTCCTGCAACCAGCGCCAATGATTTATTAAAATTTTTTGTTTGTTCATAATTCCTTTCTATTGACCAGCCAACGCCAGACTGTCTGTGTTCTAGCGGCGGCGGCGCGTTGACTGATCCCAGGTCCATTGCCATTGACCGTAGTCAATACTAGTGGCAGTCATTGTAACCCACAATGGACCAGGGATCAGGGGCGTTGCGGAAAACTCCGAAGAGTGTACTTGGCCAACGCCCAAATCCTACTTGCTTTTGTAGGTGCAAGTCCCCAGAATATTTATAGTTTTGAGTGGCGATAAATATCCAAATGAGGCCAACAAATCAAATATAGTCCTTGACTATCCTATTGTCAAGTGCTAATTTCAAATCATGCAAAATAAAAAAATAGAAAGGAAACACATGAGTAAAATAAGAATGAACACCGAGTTAAGAAACAAACTCTTTAATAAAATAAAAAATGTTTTTGAGAATGAGGACACGCAAGAACGAGAGGCATTTCTTCAAGCAAGGGAAAGTGTAGATCATCACTATAAATATGCAAGTGAACTTGCAAAGTTAGTAGTTGAGAGATCATATCCAACAGATGATGTTGCAACATTAAGACATTTCAAAAAGAAGTATGGACAACCTTGTGATGTTGTAGCAAAAGATAAATGTTTTTATTTTTCGCACAATGAAAATGTTGATGAAGATAACGAACAAGTAGAAACAAAATCACACTTTGATTTTGGTTTGTTTGGCAATCTAAATGGTAGTGAGTATTCAAGTGAAGATGGTAAAAAGTTTGCAGTTGCATACTACCGAGAAGAACTAAAAGCAAAAGATTGCAACCCAGATATCTATGCACAACAAAATGAAAACAAAGACAATCCACATAAGACTAAACATGTTGATGAGTGTATGAAAGCATTAGGACATAGTAGTAGTTATAATAGTGATGATAATGCTATTGGTATGGAAAAAGATTTTAATGCGCCATACTATCTTGATGTTATTGGAACATCTTATTGTCGTTCAAGAGCAATAGCTTGTACTAAAGATGAGTACACCGAGTTTGAACATTGGCGAATTGCAAAAGCTAATTTAGTTTCCAAACATCAAACTTGGATTGATACAATTCAAAAACAATGCGATCAATTAAAAATTGGATTGAAAGCATATAGGTATTTGAGTGAGGGTATTGAACTTGCAACTGAACTTGGAATACAAGTTGATGAGGCAGAACTAATTAGAACTAACTCAACTGGTTTGACTATTTATAATCCAAGCAATCTTGCAAGTATGATTAAAGGTATGAAGAACAAACATCAATCAAGAGAGGCGAAGATATTGGCTAGAAAACAATATGAAGAAAGTCTAAATTAGACTTGACAAAGCTATCCTACTTATGGTAGGATAGCCCATACAAATAGAAAGGTATAATATGGAAAACAACACAACATTTAAAATAACTTATTATTCTAATAAGGACAAAAAACACATAACAAGAAACGGCAAGTGGACAGATAAGTGTAGATATTGGACTAGTAAACAAGGTGCTAAACTAATGACATACTTTGACATGGACGCAGATAATTATAGAACTGCCAAAGGCAGTTGGAAAGTGAGGTTGTAATGGAAACACAAATTTGGACTTTAATATTTATAGGCTATGCGATTGGATTTGTTATAATTGCATACTTTGGAATATCTGGAACTAATGACATTATTAATTTTAAAAACGAACAATATAGACAAGAGCAATTAACTAAAAGCTTTGAAAGGAATAAAAACAATGCCAAATAAACATTTTTGCCAAGGACCACATTGCCATGAACAAACTACACAAGATAGGTTTTTAAAATCTAGAGGTGTTATTCGTGGACGATATGCATATGCAAGTATTGATGAGCAAAGATATTGGGGTTGTGGAGATAAATATTTTTGTTCTCAAGCATGCAAGTTTAATTGGTTAGAAACTAATATGGAAAATATTGAACAAGGTCGACCGATAGAGTTTATCAGACACAGACGAGAGAGTGGTGGTTATCAGAAAGTAACTAAAACAAATGATAGTCATTGGGGACCAAGCACATATACTAGTATTGAAAGGGTTGACAATAGGACCGAACTAGACTAGGATAATCCTATTAACAAGAAAGGTATAATATGGAACAAACAAAAACAAATACAACTGCACAAGAGTTCAAGATTATTGAGAACTCAAAAGACGAACCGAAATACAAGGAAGTATCTAAGTTTGTAGGTGGCATGGTAGAATGTGTAACATTTCCCAATGGGGATTTAATGTTATTAAATGAAGAGGGCAAGCTAATGCAACTGCCATTAAATCCAGAGGCAACTGCATTGTGGCGTTCAACATTTACAAAAGACAAGTATGCTACAGGATATAATGACTTCGTTGTAGGTCCAGTGATCTACATCAAGAAAAAGGCGCTCAAACATTGGGCGTAACCTTTCTTGCCATGGCCCTAACGGGCCATGGCCCACAGAATATATTTACATAATCAATAGAGGTACCAAACCCGATTGGGTTTATTTTTCTTTTATATAAGTCGATACACCTTTACAAAAAAGGGGTCCCACTACTCTGGGTTGTATTGCTTGTTTTAGACAGTTAAGGGTGGTATAATACTTCTTCACTGGTAAAAAGGTGCAAAAAATTTTATAAAATTTTTTATGAAACAAAATATAGATATAAATAAGTTACCTTCGGAAGTTCGTGCTCAGTATAAACGATTTAAGGTTATGCATGCTGAGAAAAAAATTCAAAGAAAAGCAAAAGATGACTTTATGGCATTTACAAAAGCTGTTTGGCCAGAATTTATAGAAGGTGCACATCACAGAGTTATTGCTCAAAAGTTTAATGACCTTGCAAATAAAAAAATTAATAGATTAATTATTAACATGCCACCAAGACACACGAAGTCAGAGTTTGCTTCTTACTTGCTACCAGCGTGGATGGTGGGCCGTAATCCAAAATTAAAGATAA